ATATAATAAGTTAGATGAAGTAGTAGATATAAATGGAGCTATAACAAGAAGGTTACAAAATGCAACAGAAATGAGGAAGGGTAAGGGTAAAATGACTTCCGAAGTATTAACTCTATTAAAATACTCACTTGTAATGGGAAGCACTGTAAAGGAAGCATGTTTATTCGCTGGAATATCACAATGGAATTATTTTGACTGGAAAAAACGTTATCCAAAATTGTTTGACAACATAGAAAGCTTGAAGGACATGCCAGTGTTGAAGTCTAGGTTTACTATATGGAAAAATCTAGAGAATGTAGAAACTGCAAAGTGGTATTTGGAAAGAAAGAAGAAAGATGAATTTAGTATAAGGACTGAAAGTGTAAATACTAATTTGAATATTAACTATGATAAGTTATTGAATAGTATTGAGAAAGGGGATAGTGAGATAGTAACTGATGATGTAGATGGTGTAGTATTGGATAAAATGGATGATATATTTGATGCTCATATTGTTAATAAAGAAGAGAAAAGGAAAGTTCAAGCTAAGAATCTAAAAAATAACTTAAAGATACATAAAAATAAATTGGCTAAGACTAGCAAATCAGACAAGGTGAAATAGCCTATGTTCCACAAACATCTGACACTAGGAGAAGAAAAGTTATTCCCCGAGAAAAAGGGCAATATTTGGCTAACATTAGCAATCGTGATTATTCATTAAAAACTCAATGTTCCACAAGTTTTAGGAGGTGCCTCAAAATCAGTTGAAAGTTTTGGAACTAGGAAGGCAAAAAATTCTGTATTATAAATAAAAAAAAATAAAAAAAAATAAAAAAAAATTGAATGTCGCTTTTTGTTATATTGTGCGACACTCAAAATTTTCTAAAATATAATTTTTAATATTGCAACTGTTAGAGTAAAGATTATTATAAATGATATCATGTCTATAACTCCTGAAGCAATATTTTTAATCATAATGTTTTGTATATTTTGATTAACTCCTGAACTCTTCCACTGTCTTCTATTATATTATTTTTGACTTTTTTACTGATTCTTTGGATGTTGTTTAACTCTTTATAACTTTTAATTGCTGAAGCTGACTCGCTATCTATTCTTTTATCTATAACTTTTTTCATAACTGATTGGAACTGGTAGACCTCCCAGGTTCTATTGTAGTATCTTATCTTTACCTCCTCAACCGTATAATTATTGCCGATGACCAAAGATGCTACATGACCCCATCTACCACCAGAATCCCAACTATCAGCAACGATTATATAATGTTTAAAATTTTTTATTAACATAATTTTATAATTATTTTATTTTATTATAGACCTTTTATAAGCTCCAGAATCACCTCTGAAGCTCTAAAAAGCTATAATCAATTAATCCTCACCATTCCATCAGCATCACCTCCCCATGCTTCCTCTCCATCAGAATCAAACCCTGACAAATAATCTTTTTCTAGTTCTATGAAAGACTCTACAAATAAATCCAGTAACCTTTGGAATTTATTTTTTAAAGCCATACTTCCCGTTCTTATACAATCCGATGTATTAATACATCCCATCACTCCTCCCCCCTGATAACTGAATCTACCTACTCCAATTTTACCTGTCAACTCCTCCTCCTGAATATCCAAACCGTGTAAAGCCTCGCTTTGAATATATAAGCTCGGAGTTTTACCTCCTAACTCATAAAATACATCCTCAGCCTCTATAAAAAAACCTATTTTTTTTGCCTTACACACAAACCCATCTATAATATAATCCATTTTATTTTTTATTATTTTATTATATAAATTTTAACGTGTTATTTATCTCTAAAGAGATTGCCTCCTGCTTTAGAATGCTTTTAATATCTTTACAAATTGCCGTGATATTTTTAAAATTCTTTTTTAATAACTCGGATGTTGTAAAGCATTGAATAATCAAAACGTGTTCATTAATAACTCTTTTTTTATCCTCTGAATACCATCCACCAAACGCATCATAGGATGTGCAACCTCCAAAAATTATAGATAGTTTTTTGATTATATCTTTTTTTATATCCTGAAGTTGCCCATCATCAATTCTACAATCTATATTGTAAGTAGATGGTAAATATATTTTAAAATTATTATCTAATATATACATTTTATTTTAATTATTAATAATCACCATGTTTTTAAAATATTCTAACTCCTTTGCTTTTATTATTTTATTAATTAATCCGATTGCTTTTTTTAAATGTGCCTCATTTTTTACTACCTCTCGGAAGTCATCTTTTAAATCTTCCAAATCCTGAATAGATGCATTCAAAATATCTGATTCTTTTATCAAATTTACATCTGATAATTTTTTTATTTTTAACATAGTTTTTTAATTATTTATTAATTGCTCTAAATTGAACGCAACTTATTGACATGTTATCAGTGTTGAAGCAATAATCATTCGGATTGACTTCAGCCCTGCATCTACTTGCTATTGCTAAAATTAACATAGATGTAAATATAATAACCATTATTATATACATCATTGACTCAAACTTTTTTTGATTCATAGTGTTTTCTTTTATTAATTAACTACATTAATTATAACATAATAAACATAATATACATAATATAGTTATGAACATGTTAATAACTCTGGAACTGGAACGCCCTTATGATAAAAAACATTTATGTTTTATCTATTGAAAAATTGGATACCCCCCTACAATAAAGATGTTTACATCTACATTATTCTGAAGCTGATATAATCAAACTTATTATTTTATACAATATATAATAGAAAGATATACCACTGACATGATTGAGTGACCCACTCCCAAAAATAATCTTTTCTTCTCTCCACCCCTTTTCAACCACCCCAAATATTTCCACTTGACAAAAACTCCCAAAATGTCATAATAAAACCATGCCAAACGCACTAATTCAAAAACTCTCTAATAAAGACTGGAGATTAGAACATCTCTATAAAATCGTAAATAAAGAATCACGACTCGTGGTTTTTAAGTTGAATTCTATTCAAGAGAAATTTAATACCGAAAAACATAATCGTAATATTATATTGAAAGCTCGTCAGCAGGGTTTTACTACTTATGAATGTGTAGATGGGTTAGATGATGTGTTATTTCATAGGAACTTTACTATGGTTATAATCGCTCACGAAGATAGGGCTGTTAAAACTATTTTTAAGAAAATTAGGAGAGCATGGGATGAGATTGATAATGATTTAAAGGTATATCTTAATTTGACTGTTAATACTGATTCTGCGAATGAGTTATCTTTTAATAATGGGTCAGTTATTAGGGTTGCTTTGTCTTCTAGGTCAGATACTGTTAATAGGTTGCATATTTCTGAGTTTGGGAAGATATGTTCTAAATATCCTGGGAAAGCTGAGGAAATTATATCTGGTGCCTTTCCTTCTGTTACTGATGGTGGAAGAATTGATATTGAATCTACTGCTGAGGGAGAATTGGGAGAATTCCATGACTTATTCTGGGAATATTGGGGTAAAAAGCCACAAACATCTAAGGAATTTAAATCTTTTTTCTTTCCTTGGTTTGGTAATCCAGAATATCAGATGAAAGCTAAAGTTAATTTACCTAACGACATTGTTGATATTCAAATTAAATTTGGTTTAACTAATGAGCAAATGATTTGGTATTATTTTGAAGAGAAAGTTCAGAAGAGAAATATGAAACAGGAATACCCCTCTACCCCAGAAGAAGCATTCTTATCTACAGGTAACTCTCTATTTGATACTGTTGTTGTAGGTAATATTAGGACTATGGAGGGTAAAAAGGTTGGGGATTGGACTTATTTCTTCGATTATTCGCCTGGTCATCTATATGTATTGGGTGCAGATGTAGCAGAAGGTATAGGTAGGGATAGTTCTACTTGTGTAGTGTTAGATGTTACGAAAGTTATACCAAAAGTAGTTGCAGAATATGCAAGTAATATGATTATGCCTGATTTATTCGCTTATGAAGTTAAAAATGGTGCTACTAGATATGGAAATTGCCTCGTTGGTGTAGAAAGGAACAATCATGGTCATACTACCCTCTCAAAATTGAAAGAAATCTATCATAATATCTATACAGAGGAGAAATTTGATAATTTATTGAATCGTAAGACCACAAAATTGGGTTGGCTTACAAGTGGAGCTACAAAACCAAAGATGATTTCTGAATTATGCTCTGCTGTAAATGAAAGTGATATAGAAATTATAAGTCCTAATATAAAAAAAGAATTAAGAACATATCAAAGAGAAGATATGAATCAGATAAAAATTGCAAAAGACCAAACAAAACATTGGGATTTAATAATGGCTATTGCTATCGCATATCAGCTAAGACGCAATGTAGCAGCCAAAAAATCGTCTTATACAGACGTAAAAACATTTGACCCGTATAAAAGTTTCTAAAATTGTGTTATAATATAAAAATATAACCCTAAAAAATTATGGAAGAAGAAAAAAAAGATTTACAAGAGCAATTAGTATATAATCCAAAGGAAATTTCGTATCTAAATTATTTAGTTACAAGGATTCAACACTCTCGTGATTTAAGAAATGCACCACACTGGCAATTTGATAATATGACTTACCCAGATTGGTATAAGTCAAATGCAAAAGCTGCAGTTGGTTTCAAAGCACCTAGGGCAAACCCAACAGACACAGAGGTTACGACTGCCTTGACAAGTCAAAAAGTTAAGACACTTGTTAATATCTTAATGGGATTCAATTACTCAATAGACATAACTTCTGTTAATAAAGACAGCAGAATACAAGTTGAGATGGGAAATTGCATGGAAGAGCTAGTAAAACAGACAAAAAGGAACGAATCAGACAATTTGAAGAAAAAATCTCTAAGATTTAAAGAAATGATTGAGCAGGGAGATGTTTTTGTAGAAGAATATTTCAAAGAAAGTCAAAAAATGTCTAAAACACCTAAAGGAAAGTTTACTGGTAGTATGAAATTCGAGTGGACTGAGAAATTAGAAGATGTTTTAGGTCAAGCAGAAACAAAAATTATACCTGGGCTAAATTTTTATCCTGGTGATGTTACAAGTCCAGATATGGAAGAACAACCATTTGTTTTTACTGCTTCTACAATGTCATACGCACAAGCAGAGAAAATGTATGGTAAATGGGATAGATTTAAATTTGTTCCTAAAGATTTAGTAACTTTTAGTGATACTTTATACTATGGTTCTATTATCTCTTTAGAAAAAGAAACAAAAGAGAGAGTAGAGATGGTAAAATACTTTGATAAATGGGCTAATGAATTTATGATTATGTTAAATGGTGTAATGATGATGCCTATTAAATTCCCACTTACTATGGTAAGCCCTAGTGGAGATTATCCTGTAGCGAATGGTTCTCTATACCCTAGAAAAGATTTCTTTTATTCTAAATCTCTTGCTGCTGATACAAAAACATTACAAGAAATTGTAGATGCTGCATTTATGGGAATGGTTTGGAAACAACAATACTCTTCAAGACCTAGTGTAGTTAATAATTCTGGTAGAAAATTACCTTCTTCTGTATATCAAGGTGGAATTATAATGGAAAATATACAAAATCCTGAATTAATAGTTCCTTTATTTCCTAGTATTCAAATAACTGAAGCTGATTTTAATTATTTCCAATTAGTAAATCAATTAGTAGAGAAAAATTCTTTTTCTTCTATTATAGAAGGACTTGGTGGGACTGGTGATACTGCCACTCAATCAATACAGCAACAACGTAACTCAATGAAAAAGTTAGGTAATGTAATAGATGCTGCTGTAGCAGTTGAAACTAAATTATATTGGCTTAGAATTTACAATATAATTAAAAACTACACAGATAATGACAAAATAAAGAAAGTATTTAGAAAAATTATCACAAGAACTAAAAAAGATGGTAAAGATGGCTACAAGATTTATTCTTTTGATGAAGAAAAAGCTAAACAAGACCCATTGCTAACAAAAGTTGAGGCTGGTATAGTTTCTAACGAAAATTTAGGTAAAGGAGTAGAGATGATATACATAGACCCTAAATTATATAAAGAATCTATCAATAATATATGGATTGTTAATGTAATTGCAGAATCTAGCACTGTTTCTGAACTTCAAAAGGCACAATTATTAGAACTTGTGCAAGTAGTTGCTACTTTCGCACCACAACAAATGAATACAGATTACATATTGACTAGAATTATTGCTCTATCTGGTGAAGACCCTTCTAAATGGTTAAAGACACAGAATCAAGCAATGCCACAAGAACAATTAGCAGCTCAGGCAGAAGCAAGACCTACTGGAACAATAGAAAAACAGTTAAAGCAAGGTGTAGGTAACCAAGCTAAAGCACCTAGTATTAATACATTAATGGGTCAAGTCTAACAATTAAATATAAGTCCTATGCTCAAATATGACAACATCAACGAATTATTCGAAGGTATTACCTTGGAAAGTTCTAACGAAAGTTTCAAAGAAACAGATTCTTTTAGTAGATTTGAAGAAACTCTGACTTTAGAAGACAAAGAAGACCTTATAAATTGGTCTAATATGATGTTCAAAAATAAATGGTTCTTACAGATGTTCCAATTTCTAATGAATGAGATTGTTAATAGAACTATAAAAGGTCGTGGCGATATAGATTCTGCCTATTTTATGATGGCAGGTCTTTCTTTATTTAAAAAGGAATTTGAACGATTGAGTTTGAATTTCGAAGATAAAAATAACCCAAAATAACATGGATATAGAATTTCAAACTTTTTTTGATGCTGATGGTAAAGAGATTCAAGGTGTTGCTAAAGAAACATTCGAATCAACAACATCAGAACTCAATACACAGCTCGAAGAAGTAAATAAAAAATTATCAAATAGAGAACTTGATATAGGAAATATAAAAAAGAAATATTCTGACCTTTCAGATGAAGAAAAAGAGAAAATGTCTGCTGAAAAACAAGAAATAATGAAAACTAAGGAAGATTTGCAAATTAAATTAGACCAAATAGAAAATGAAAGGAATGGTGAGTATAAAAACAATGCCTTTTCTGGATATTCTATAAATGATGATGATTTGGTTATCGCAAGAGCTAATTTTGATAGAATTTCTTTGACAGAAGAAGAACAAAAATTGCCACTCAAAGAACAAATAGAATTAAAGACAAAATATGCTATAAATATGTCTGGTTTTGAAAGACCAAACGTTCTAAATGTTTCTACAAATTATAATTCTAAGCAAGAACCTGCTAGTTACCCTGATACAGAAGAGGGTATAGCAATGTCTGCACAAATGCTCGGTATGTCGGTTGAGCAATACAAAGAAAAAAATAAAATAAAATAATTATATGGCAGAAGAAAAAAAAATAACAGGAACTTTAGAAAAAAAAGAAGTAGTAGTTCCAAAAGTTAATATAGATATGGAAAAGGTAAATGAGTTAGTAGAGCAAAACAAAAGATTACAAGAACAGATAGAAAAGTTAGAAAAAAAGGCTGATAGAAATCCTAAAGCAAAACTTGTAAAAGAAAGTAGCGTATATATAAAAATGTTTGAAGGTAGTTATGTAATAGGGATAACACCTGAAACTGGTTGTAAGAAAACAATCAAAGCTAAAAATGGTAGAGAACATCTTATAGTTGATATAGAATTAATGGATACTGATGGAAATATAACAACTAAAAAAGATGTTAGTTTAAATGACCTTGTAGCTTCTAATAAAAAAGTAAAAGTTCCAGTTATGAATTTTTATAGAGAGAAGCAAATACAAAATAATGGAAAAGTAGAGAGAGTTGTATACAAAGATTGGAGCAGTGAGTTCACAGGTCAAGAGGTAGACGATATTGTAGTTACTGAAAAAGTTACTACAGAATTAGAATTACCTAATGGTGAGGTAGTAGAACTTAAATCTAATGTAATAAATTTATAATATGACTGATAAAGAAATAAAAAAACAAGTTAAAATTGAAAGGGAGAATAGAGATAAAATAACTACTCCTTTTACAAGAGAAATGATTAGCATCATAGGTCAATATGATGGTAGTTTATCTTATGATATTAAATTAGAAGATGAAACTAAAAAGTATGTTGAGGCTATTTTAGGTCTTGTTTCTACAAAAGAGATGTCTGTAATAGATTTTAAAGTTTGTATTACAAAAGCTACTACTATAGTAAATTATATTTTAGAAGGACTTACAAAATCTATCGGAATTGTAGAAGATAGTTTTATTAGAAAGGTCTTTGGAAAAAATGTAAGTGAGATGCAAATAAAAGAACTTCACAACACATTATTAGGTAATATAAATTATGAGAAAAAATCTAAGTTACATACAAAATGAGATAGCAAAACATTTAGATGAGGTTTATGACGAATTTGAAATTCCAGAGGATAAAAGAACTCTCGCAACTATATTTGATGAAAAACAGAAAAACTATGATGTTGATTACATTAATGAAGAAGGAAATATTTTGGAAATGTCTAGTAGGATATTTTTTCATAATGAAACGAAAGAAGAGTTTGATAAAAATCTTATAAGGCAACTAAGAAATGTAATTTCTATGCTTATAAAATAACATTTTGTTTATTTCGTGAAAATGTGTTATAATAATTTCAAATAGACAACTTTGCAGGAAACCAATAACCTGTCGAAAAAAATTGGTGCTGTTCTGTAGGAGAAAACCTATCTAAAAAACTCACAGTAAACATATTTATGTTTATTGTTGGAGGAAATAGACATTAATATACAATGTCTATTTTTTCTGGTGAATCCTCCACCATTAATGAGGACAATTAATAAATTTAGTAAAACAATATGGTAAATGTTCACAGTGGTGTAGTTATCACTAAATACAAAAACAAGACAGCTTCTACTGCTATTGCTATGGGTGCAATGCTTGAAATTTCAAGTGGTTATGTAACTCCAATAACATCAACGTCTGCACTTGTTTATGGTTCATCACAAGTTACTGTAACATCAGCTTCTGATGATTACGCTTCAACAACAAGAATTCCAATCACAGTTCCTACAAGTAGGACTATGTTTAGAATGACAGTTACTGGAACTTTCGTAGCAACACAAGAAGGAGATTTATTTGATGCTTCTGATTCTGTTACTGTAGATGCAGATGCTTCTACTTATGATATATTCTTATGTGAAAAATATATCTCTGCTACAGAAGGTATCTTTAGTATCCCAGCACCTCTTAGACAATAATTATTAATTAAATTAGAACAATATGGCAGAAAGTACAGCTAATTTAATAAGTACACTTTCATTGAAAAATCTTGTGGATTTAACAAGAAGAAACTTCCTTCCTGCAATGGGAATGGTTGAAACAAGAGCAATGGATTTATTTATTAAAGATGTAGTTCCAAAAGGCTACGGCAACACAAAACTTCATCAAGAAATTGATGTAGGAACTTTTGGTAATATAAAAAGAGAAGGAGCAGATGCTCAAAAGAAAAGGGTAGGACTTGGTTATACTAAAACTGTTACTGCTAAAAGAATAGCAGCAGAAGTTGATATAACTTGGGAAATGAGAGAATACAGAAGAGATGCAGAAGTAATTTCTACTTTTACAGACTTATATCATTTTTGTCCACAAAGAATGGAATTAGATGCAACACATATTTTAACATTTGCTGCTTCTACTTCTTACACAGATATGGATGGTGAAACTGTTACTGTTTCTGGTGGTGATAGTTTAGCTCCTGTTTATGCTTCACACACACTTGCGTTTTCTAATGACACTTATTCTAATGTTATCGCAAACAACCCTCAATTTTCACAGGGTGCTTTAGAAATAGGTGAGAAGGTATTTTCAACACAAATCTTAAATAACTTTGGTCAAAAAAGAGTTTTAAGAGCTTCACATTTATATTGTGCTGACAATCCTGTAGTAGAAAGAGCTATGAGGCAAGTTATGCAATCTACAGCAGATGTAGATACAAATAACAGTGGTATTATAAATACTTTTAAAGGTAAATACCAAATCGTTGTTCTTCCTTACTTAGCTTCTAGTGCTGATGGTAGTTACGATTCTACAAAAGAAAATTACTGGGGATTAATCGCTGCTACTGGTTCTATCAAAAATAGAGCTCAAATTTACATGACTGTATTCGAAGAACCAAATCTTAAAACTCCTGCTACTGGAAACAATGGAGAAGATTTCCATAATGACAACTGGTCATTTGGAGTAAGAAGTTCTTACACAGTTGATGTAGTATGTGCTAAAGGTTTAGCTTCTTCAATGGCTACTTAGTATTTTATAAAACTTATTAAGAATTATGTTTAAAAGGACGGATGGTGGATTCTTAATATAATAAAAAATTTATGTATAATAAAAATTCAGGATATGGTTTATTACAAGCTATGGCTGTAGCAAATGGTTTACCAACTATTGGTAAATTCTTTGTAGTAATGCCTACTTCAGATGCAAATTATGACAGATTTTCTGACATAGTTACTGCAGACCCAGAAGGTAAAATTAGATTATTTACTACAATTTCAGAAGCGTATGATGCTACTACAACTAATGCTCATGATGTAATATTCATATCTGCAAACTCTGGTCATACTCAAACTTCAATGCTTACTATTGCTAAAAATAGAATTCATTTTGTAGGATTGGGTGGTAGAGTAAAAAATAATAGTTATGGTTTAGGTGCAAGAACTAGAATCTCAATGGGAGTTACTACTGTTGCAACTGACCTTGCTGTAATGCAAAATACTGGTGTAGGTAATACTTTTACTGGTATTAAATTCAGTTCTGCTAATACAAAAGATGAAAGTCTTTATGCTGTAGTAGAAGCTGGTGAATACACAATTTATGATAATTGTGAATTTTATAAATCAACAGATTTAGATGAAACTGCTGCTGCTGAAGTTGCTAATAATGGTGATTCAGCTCAATGGTTAAATTGCGTATTTGGTTCAGATTCAAACATAATTGCAGACAACAAAATAAGACCTAACATGTTACTAACTGGTGGTATAGTAAGTGGTAAAAAATGTAGAGATAATATAATTTCTCATTGTTTATTCTTAGTAAAAGCTGCTGGAACTGAAGCTGTTAGAATTTATGGTGCTAATGCTACTGATGTAGAAAGAATGTTACTTGTTGAAAATTCAATTTTCTTAAGTAATGCTCTTGGTGCTGCTACTCCTGCTCATGCAGTAGGATTTGGAGCTGAACAAACTCAAGGTAGTGTTATTTTAAAGAATTGCACTTCTGTAGACCATACAGTAATGGCAGAGGCTTCTGTAGGAATTTATGTTGATGGTGCAGTTCCTACATTTGCAACAGCTGGTGTTTCAGTTCTTACTTAACCACTAATATAGAAACAGATGACTAAAAAGAAAACTAAAGAAATCAAAACTCCAAAAGTAGAACCTATCGTAGAACCTATCATAGAACACGAGAATTCTGACCAAAGAGAAATGAGAGAGTATTTAGAATCACAATAGAAAACACTAAGGGTAGGAGAGCAATCTCTCCTATCCAAAGGTGTAGTTTATTGAGCATAGGCTATATTTAGGAATTATAAGCCGATTATAATTCCTATAATGTAACTTATTTATTAAACAAAAAAATATGCGTTCAATGACAAAAAATAGAACTTTATTTACTGCAAAGGCAGCAAATGGAACATCAGCAGTTTTAATCAACACAAGTAGTTATAGAAATACATTATTTTCTATATTTGCAGCTACAAGTTCTACTGGAACTATAAAAATAAAAGGTTCAAATGAAGAAACACCTGCTTTTAGCTCTGCAGCATCTGCTTCTAATATGTGGGATTATGTAGCAATAGTTAATTTACAAACACATACAGAAACTGCTGGTGATACTGGTGTAGCATTTGCAGCATCTACTGGTGTAGAAATTGTAGAAGCAAATATTAATGCTTATAGATGGATGACTGTAGAGTTATCTGGATATAGTGCAGGAGCTTTTACAGTAGTAGCTTGTCAATCAAATAATCAATAAATAATGTTGAAAAGAAAAAGCCCACTCAAAATTACAGCAGAGGAGGTAATAGCAAGAAGAGAAAAAAGAATCTCTGATGATTTTAAGAATAAAGGAAAAAAATTATCACTATTACAAGAAGAAGTTTTTTCTGAACAAAATG